TTTATTCGTGATATTGAGTTCCTTACATGCCATGCGCGCATCTGAACTGATGGACAGAGGATTTCCATTAGAACGTGACCACAGGATATCCGCCATCCGAACCAATTCAAGATACCACTTCTTCTGTTTTGCTTGTGCTGCGAGTAAAAGAGGCATGTGTTCAGCCTTCAATCTCGCAGCATCGAATGCCCCGGGTAAATAGAACAATCCCGGCATCTGATCACCCATATTACACGCGAGTAGACCATTGCAGTAGTCTCGCACAATACTGTCTGCAACCTGAATACTCGACACAGGAATTTCAAGCAGAGGTTGATCTTCATCAATCTCACGCCACCAGCTAGATGGGCCTACTGCTAGTAATGCAGGCTTATCGAATGTTCCTGGAAGGATTTCAAACACTCCCGGCTGCATCGTAGGCTTCTTCTCTGTGATTAATTTCGGTAGAATCGATACTACCGTAGACTTATCAAGTGGATTGATAGGCGCACGAATAGTTCGACGATTGGTTTGATTCAGTCCAGGAAATTCACCTACTAATGACATGATTAGTTCTCCACTTCTGAATCAGGATCGTTGAACACTACTGACTTGATTGCCCACATCGCAGCTTCTTCATTCTTAGTGATTGCAATGGCAGCTTGACGAGATGGTGGACACACTTCCTTGATGGTCTGTTCCACTTGACTGAATAACTCTCTCAGTCGTGTAATTGCTTCAAGTCCGCGTCCGCTCGGCTTGTGGTATGCATACGGCTTGTCGATCATGACTACTCCTTGTTGTAGTTACTGGGGACTACAATTCCTTCTCTGTATCTCAACGCATCACTTGTTTCCGTCTCGTTTCCGAATAGTTCTAGCTGCATCTCCTGAATTCGTTGTTCACGTCCTTCAGGAGTAGTATTCTTCTCTGAGTCCACGTATTTCCTTAGTGAACTCTTGCCGAGAGCCGCATACAAAGTATCGATTACAAACTTCGTAGCAGGCCACACAGGTGGAACTGGAACTCTTTTTTCATCACAGTATGTCCAAACAGGCTCATACGACAGTTTCGTGCCCAACATTTCATTACGATTCATGTCGGGGACTATCACGAGCCGTTCCAAGACATACATTCCCTTGATGTAACTGTATTTCTTGATTTCTTTCACTTCAGGGAACAGTAATTGCACACCAGATTCAGTTTCAGTTATTCTGATTTTCTCAGTTTGATCATCTGAGAACACAATTCTGAACATTGGTTTGTTTGTATTGCTATCTGTTCCGAATTCATCGATTAGTCGTTGATTGAGTGTTTCAATAGATTCCATAATTCCTCACACGCGGACAGGTGATGCACATGCGGAATTGCACATGCACCACCTGGCTTCCCCCACGCCTTACACGCCCGATTCAATCAGCCATTTCTGTGCTGCTTTTGACCACACCATGACACATGGACGATTCTGGACTAAGGCAACACCTACCGCAATATTGCCTGTATTGCCAAGTGTGACCGCTCCATCCCGTGGATTCAGCACGAGAAACTGACAGACTGCGGTTCCTAAACCTGGAATGATGGTATTGATCTGTGTAGTACCAGTGACATTCACGAGATCTGCTTTCGCAGTAATCGTGGCTGCACTGGCTACAGTTGCTTCCGACATCTTACTGACAGAACCTGGAATCATGATTTAGCCTTTCCCCACCACACACCGTAGAAGGAGGTGTGGACACCTAGAGCGAACTATACCGGAGCGATACAGTCCCCCAGCGCCTTCAGCATCCACACCTCTTATTACTAGCCGACCGGCGAGTACTTCTGGGTAGCCGGATTGTACACGAGTAACATGATCTGACCAACCACTGAAGCAGTAGCAGTCAGGATATTACCAGTTGCAAGCACACCAGCAGTTCCAGCGAACTGAAGTGCAAGCATGTGACCATGAGGTACCGGAGGAGTGATGGTAGCAACTCCCACGTTACCTGTCAGCACAGTGAGGAATGTGGTGGGTGCGATAGTAGCTGCACTCGCCATACCACCCGGTGCTGTGAAGTTGCTAGGATTCAACTGTGCCCAGTCTGACAATGCGATAGGCATGATATCCTCCTAGTAACCGACAGGAACGGCCAGATTGTCAATGTAGCTACATGCAGCAGGATTCGACACGTAGGTCTGCATTCCGACCACCATGTAGAAGATTTCCGCAGTAGCTACGCCACCAGACGGCCCACGGATCTCGAAGATCTTACGGCCATCGGTTGTGTAGAAGCCAATGGGAAGAATTTCACCACGGCCCCACACTTCATCGACAATGAAGTCGATGCGTGTCTTGTCCCAGTTGTATGACGGTGTAGCAGCGGCACCAGCCAACTGCATATTGCTACCGAAATACATGTTGAGACTTTCTTCCTTCGCTGACTTCTGGATGATGGAAACCAACTGACCGATTTCCTCATACGCCTGCATCTGACAAGGGTGTAACCATGCGCGCGGATTGAACGAATTGTCCAGCCCCACACGATTACCAATCTTGTTGATTGCAAGACGAGGCAGCGGCAGAGTCAATCCAGCACCACCTGCATTGACACGATTGGCACGAATCTCAGGAGTCGTACTCCGTGAGAATCCAAGCCAAGTACCAGCAGATGCGTTGGAATGATGGTATGGAACACCAAACAACGCTGGAAGCGATGCAGGTGCTGCAATACCATTCGTGACGATCTTATCAGTCGGCGCTACAGCAGGAATCTGCGGCGTGATGTTGATCGTCTTGTTTTCCACGTCGTACAGTGTGATCTGACCACTACCCTTGTTTACTGCAAGAGCAGCGTCCCACACCTGAACGGTCTGTCCGAAGCGCATGAGACGCGCACCGAATCCGTCAGTAGTGAGAGTGATTACGTTTGATCCACCAGCGGGCGTATCAGTCGTAACCACACCAATCACACCATCACCAGCCTGCATCATCTGACTGTCTAACTGACGACGCATTTCGTCGAGTGCAGATGCTGTCAGACGACGCACAGAGTTGATGACTGCTTTACGTGCATCATCAGTTGCCCACTGTGTCAGCTTGGTGTATTCAATGTTCTCTGAGAGGAACACTGAATTGAGTACTGCCTTGTCGAAAGTCGGACCACCACCACGACCCAGATCACCACCATCTGGATTGAAGTACTGGAACGAACCTCCGGGACGCAGTTCTAACGGCACACGCATCTGTCTGTGTGAAATCTTCTCGACTTCACGCTTCTTGATGTTGGCGTAGAACTTGTCGTCACGCTCGAACAACACACGGACCTTAGAGATTACAGACTCTAATTCCGTGGCTGCTACTTGAGATTCTGTGACAGCCATGTTTTCCCCACCTAGTCTTTCATGTTGAGAACGTCCAGTGTAGACATCCCACGCGGGATATCCGATGCTTTCTTGAACTTTCCACTAGATGGGGAAGTGGATTTCCCAGGTGTTATTGGGCCTCTCTTGCGCTCGGCCACAGCTTCATTATCTAATTCATCCGAAACACGCCGACCAAGCCCGCGCAGGGCATCATTTCGTGCCTTTTTTATTACGCTAGGCAACAGCGTCTTAGCTTTGCTCAAATACGCGGACTTGATACGATCTGTACTTTCTTTATCGAATCTTCTCTCGAATGCTTTCTCCCACAGTCGGTCTAATAAGCCCCTGAACTGTCGGTCCTTCCCGATGAGATCCTCAAGAGTCTGAAATGCCTCCTGAGTAGCATGAGTACGAACGTAATCAGTCATTGATTCTTTTGGATCGATGTGCTGACTGATTGTAGATCTGAGTACGTTGTCCGCGCGTGTCTGTAAGTCATCCTTTACGTTTTCGAATTGACCTATGAAACGCTGCTGATCTTCGTACTGAATCTGTTGCGCCCGATTCTGTTCCTTCGGATCTACTTGACGTGATAATGGAGTAGGCGGAGTGAAGTTCTGAGAGCCAAAAATGAACTGATTCAGAATATTCGCAGCCGCCTGTAGGGGAGCGCCCTGTTCTCCAAGATTTCTACTCTCTCGCACCATCGTGATGATGGTATCTTTGATAAGATTCCCCACCACATGGTAGTAAGCCTGCTGATCTACTTTCCGAAGCGTCGGAAGGTAGTTATCAGCGATTTTGTAGAACGCTTCCTGATCCTCTTGCTTAGCAGCCTGTAGAACGGTGCTGATGTCACCATTCAATATCTGCTGATCCACCTGATCCAAGACACGCGCCTTATTTGCGGCGACTTTAGCATCCTGAACAGTCGGAAACGTCTCAGTGAACTGCTGTTCTCTGTAATACGCCTTCTCAAGGTATGGAAAGTCCTTGAACAGTTTGGGATATTTCGCCAGAATCTCTTTCCTACGTACAGGCGTAGTTAGTTCTAAATCTTCATCCTTCGGACCCTGTAGTTCTTCTTCAATCTCTTTCAGTTCATCTTCTGGTTCTTCTTCCTTATCCTCATCTTCTTCATCTTCTTCAGGCTCTTTTGGAGCAGACTTATCTAATTCTAGAGTTTCTTCTTCAGGTTCTTCCTCGCTAAGTAGTTCAAACGTGTCTGGTTCTGATGCGGGAGGTGTAGTTCCCGGATTATCATCAGGTGAGTAGAATTTATTGAATAGTGGGAACATTCTGACCTACTCCTAGAGGGACTCCAGCATTCTTCTGCGGAGGTTGTTTGGCTGATCCACCTTTATCAGCGGGTGGGGGTGGAGGTGGCTGATTCATCATCTGCTGTTGTGCCTGTTGCATCTGCATCTGCGCATCTGCATCCTTATGCGCCTTCATGTGAAGTAATACGTTCTTATAACCGTTTGGATTCTCAGTTTTGCACAGTCTACCCGCATCACACACTAACCACCGTCTACAGATATCAGCTTCGAGCGCGTGATTATCCACATCGAAGTCAATATCCACACTCGGTAATTCCTGCGGTGGTGGTGGAGGCTGTCCCATCTGCATAGCCTGCTGTTCCATCATGGGATCAGGAGGCATCTGGATAGGTTCACTATTCACAAGTAGTTGAATTTCCTCATATTGCTTCTGACGATCATCTTCACCCGGAATGATGTAACTATCCAGTCCGATAGCGCGCTTCAAGTAGGGCATGTTCTCAGCAGAACCAAGAGTCTGATTGATCTGATCGTTATTGATCTGAAACAGCTCCATAATTGCATCTTTCTGCTGATTCCACGTCATTGGCAAGTTCTCATTCGCTTCAAGCTCTACAGAGCCAATTTTACCTTCTAACTCTGCTTTGCGAACGAATACATTGATGAAGTTGCCAAATTCATCCTTCTTGACCTGTTTCTCATCATCCCTCATCTCCTTGATGTAGAGAGGGATGGCCTTTCCAAACACGTTTTTCCACCAGTAGAGGAGCATCTTCCAACTCGTCTGGAGCCTCTGTAGAGCCTGATTACGACTCATGGAGTATTCTGATGCAGTTCGACTTCCAGCAGTCTGACCGCCAAATAGTGATGGAAGAGCACCAGATACCATCTGACCAATTTCCTGTATTTTCTGAGCAAATGGCAGTACTTCTTGACTTAGTGTCGCAGTCTTGACTTCGTAGAATCCCTCACTCAACGCGCGACCAGATTTAGGAGTAGCAGGATAGATTCCACCTGGAATTACTTCACTATTCCTGTAAGAGTTGAAATTCAATACTTTCGGGTCTGCAAACGTCTGTGGTATTCCATGTTCCACAGTTTGTAGTACAAGCGAAATGAGATCGTTAGTGATGTCTTGTACCGAAGTGAGTAGTAACCCAAGCGGATCGAAGTGAATAAAATCTGAGAGAGGATTGTAGGTAAGAGTCCAACAATCGTCCATAGCTTCATTATATGCACAGCAAACTTCATCATTCACTCTCACTGTTTTAATGCCATTAGGGAATTTCTTCCGTAGTTCTTTCGCATCATCTTCGTCAAGAATATTGTATGCAGCAGGTTTGAACCAGCAGTTACGAACAGTGACGTTATGAACAGGATGCTCACCACGATATTGAGGTGATGTGCGTCCCCACTGTTCATACATGTCATACGCGGATTGGCCCTCAATCACTTTACCCCTCAAGTCGGGGTATTGTTCGAGCACATTCGCGTAATGTGTTTCGTAGGAGTAGATCAGATAGTTGCAATCATCCTGATTACGCGCCCACACGGGTACTTTGACGAACAATCCGCCATAGACTTCCATGCATACGCGCGACTTAGGATGAGATGTCGTGCCGATTAATTTCGTTTCGATGAAGAACTGATCTTGTGTGCCCGGAATGACTTGTTGAGCACAATTAGGACACATCTCCAAACCCATGTCGAGCGCATGATTGATCGGCGCATCTTCTGGACCGGGTTGAAATTTATCCTCTTGTTGTGCTGCAATGCTCGGATCTGTCATATTTGCCTGACAGAGCGGGCAAATCTGTTGAGGATTGTTTTTCATCTCCTCAGAGTATGTATTTTCCTTGTATGTTCCGTAGGATTCATCCTCTTTCGCGTATGTGTAACACGCGGTCATTCCTTCAGTGCAGAAGATGAAAAGTGCATGGAGCCAGAGTAGTGGAGCATCGTTATGCTTGAAAATCAGTGATGCAATTCGATCCCCTGCCTTCGCCGTTATAACATCGAGAGGATTATCTGCGTCATCAGGATAGCAAGTAATAGGAGGGACAGTAACAGATAGTGCCGCAATGATGGATTCGAGGTAGGCACGGTATACATTGACTGGTTTGTCGTAGTATCCTTGATCAGACTCATCGCTCGATCCTTCAGCATTTGGAACACGCCAGTCATGTGCTACCTCACTATAGTACATGTGTTGTACATTTTCCCACAGTAACTTCAGTCGCCGCCATTGCTTGATCTGACGGTCACGCACACCTCTATCCTCATCATCGAAGTGATCGATGAGGCATTTAATAGATTTCTTTACGTTGTCAGACAGCTTGACTTCTTCGTCCTGATCAGTAGCCATTTAGTACATTCCTGACGCGCGTCCGACTGGTTGATAGTTCATGGTGCCATCATCATTGATCATGGACTTCCTTCTTCGATTAGGAGGAGTCATTCCCATTGATGCCCAGTCAGTATTGATACGCGGCATGTGTGAGATGACTACTGGAGTTGGATTAGGATCAGTAGAAGTAGGAAATGGAGTCTTAGTTACGTCATATCCACGGCGGAATTTCTGATCTCCTGCCGCTGCTGCACGTCCAGCATTAAGTGATGTTGCTAAGTTTGGATTATTAGATCCATACGCGAATCCAGGTGCCATACCAAGTCCATTACCAGATGCAGCAACGGATGGAGTAGTGGATGGACCGATTCCCTTGTTAGCATTCTTAGTAGCCATAGCAGCTCCAATCGCAGGGATAGCTACGTTAGCGACGTTTCCAATCTTGTTGGCGATTGATACGCCCTTACTAACAGCGCCACCAACTTTACTTGCTGTACTTGCAGTATTCGCTGCATTTGCGATTGCACTACCAGTCTTGACAGCAGATCCGGCCTTACCGAGTAATCCAACTGCCCCTAATGCATTCTGAGGCATGAATGATGTAGCTAAACTTGAGATTCCTGCTGCCTTACCCAACACAGAGTCAAACTTTGATGGTGCTTTTCCCTGTGCGATGGCATTATTCGCATCATGCTCAGCCCATTTCTGTTCAGCCTTGTTAGCTAATCCTGTAAGCGCGAGTGATGCGCCACCAGTGAATGGTGCAGCTATGTATGGAGATGCTACAAGAGCAACTTTACCGATCTTTTTCAGAACAGATCCGAGTCCCATGTTACCTTCTCCGGACAGGGAGATCAGTGATACCGAAATACTGCAAGAGCCACAACACGAGAATGAGTACTACTACAACCCTCAATACAACCTTGAAGGGAGGACTCATTGGAATGTAGTTCTCGACTAGGTAGAGTACCAAACCGATTACTACGATGACGACGATGAGTGTAATCACATCTCACCTCTTTTTACTAGCCGCGTGTGCAACCACCTGTTCAGATGGTCCTAATCCAGTTCCTTTACGCTTTTCAGACAACATAATTGCTATTGCCTGTTTTCTATTACTTACGACTGGACCCTTCTTAGATCCTGAGTGTAGTTTGCCATGCTTCCATTTATGCATTACTTCCGTGTATGGCATAACTACTTCCCAAGCATGTTCATCAGGTTGATTGATGGTCCCAATCCACCCTTAGTTTTCTTCGACTTCGGAGGCGGTGGTGGTACTTTAGCTTTCTTATGCTTGGACTGTTTGATGTGCTGTGCTTTCATCTTAACGAAGGGGAATGCCATCACTTCACTCCTTCTGAAACGCCTAATTCCTTCTCAAGCGCATCTATGTCTTGCGCACTCTGCTTGAGTAACTGTGCCTGCTTACGATCTTCAGCTTCCATCATCTGCTGACGCACACGCCACGGCACATGCTGTGGTTGAATCGGCTTGAATTCTTCTGGATTCTGTTGTACAACCTGTTCGGGCTTCTCCCGCTCAAGCAACTTGTGTAATAAATCTCTACGTTCGGCCTCACTCTTATCGAGTTGATCGCGCAGGATCTCACACGAAGCACATGTATCAGGAGTTAGCCCGAATATCTTGTACAAAAGTTTCTTAACCATTCATCTCATTCCATTCTTTCTTGTATTGTATCTGTGCTTGTTCACGTGGAATTAACACAGTACAAAGTGTTGGAACTTCTTTCATGGGATCATCCTCATGATGATATTCAAATAGAACTTTATCATTCCATTCATGATAAATCATTAGAACTCTCTTGCCGCATTCGGGACAGTTCATGTTAATGTCTGTAACGACTAACTGGCTTCACAAATTCATCAGAGTCACTCTCTATCTTATTCATATTTCTAT